AGGTCCCCCGTCAGCAGCTCGTAGGGCACCCGGAAGCCCGCCGAGATCGTGTGCAGGCTCGCTCGCTTGTATTCGCCGTAGCCGCCGGTGGCGGAGGGCTGGTTGAAGCGGATGTCCTTGCCACCGCGCGCATAGGCGATCAACCCCGGTTCGAACTGCTCGACCCGGTTGCCGTCGGCATCGACCACCGAGGGCGCGATGCCCTGCTGCGCCTCGTCGTCGCCGAAGACGATGGCGGTGACGCAGGCCTCGGTCTTCTTGCGGACCAGTTCGGCCACCTCGTAGTCGTCGAGATCGCGCAAGCTGCGGATCACCGGCGCGCCCCAGGGAACGCCACGCGCCTGCGTGCGCTGCTTCTCGTAGACATGGGCGATCTCGGTCGCTGGCACCGGGCGGCTCTGCAACCCTTTCTGCAAGGCCCCGTAGGCGTCGCCCGGATGTTCGGCATGGAGCCAGTAGGCCCGGCGCTTGCCGACCGGGTCGAACTCGATCCCCTGCACCAGCCGCCCCGCACCGAGCGCGCTAGACTTGGTGGTGTCGAGGAAGTCGGCCTCCAGCACCTGCAGCTGCAGCGGCACGGGCAGACCGTCGCTCGCCCGGCGCAGGCGGCGGCGCACCAGGACCTCGCCCGCCTCGACCATCTCGCGGCAGATCAGCGTCTGCAGGCCGTAGAAGTCGAGCTGGCCGTCGGCGTCGCAGTCCGCCGTCCAGCGCTCGAACAGCGTATCCACCTTCCGGTCCAGCGTGTCGTCGCCGCTGGCGGCGCGGGGCATGATGCCCGCGCCGATGATGTTGTTGACCAGCACCGCCACCGCCTTGGCCGCGTGCGGATTGTTGCGCACCAGATCGCGCATCCGGTCACGCAAGAGCGCCCCGGCCACGCCGATCTCGGTGTCGGCGGAGGATCCCGGCGCGCGCCAGCCCTCGGTTCTCCGCCCACGCGCGGCTCCGTCATAGCCCCGCGTCAGCGTCTCGAAAGCCTGCCGCGCCATCATGCGGCGGGCCGCCATGCGCGGGGCCACCGTGGCGATGGCGTGGTCGAGCCAGGTCGCCGACATCACCGGTCCCCGCGTGAGAAGCCCGCGAGCCCGGCCACCGGCAGCGGCCGCGTGGTGCCCGCGATGGCGCGTTCGATGGTCCGGATGCGGGCCAGCAGATCTTCGGCCGAGCCGTAATCGACGGACTTGCCGTCATAGCTGACCCGGGTCGTGCCGCTGGCATAGGCCCGGCGCAGCGCCGAAAGCTCGGTTTCCGTCCAGTCCATGCCCTTCGCTCCCGCTCAGTGCGTTCGTTCCCTTGCGACGCTCCACTGGAGCCTCGCATCCGCTGTGCGGACCGGTCCTCACTCAGAACCATCCTCCGCGCCGCCCGAGCCAGTCGGAGCAGCGCTTGCCCTGCGGGGCCTGTCCCGGCCGGTTGATCTGTCCCGCGGGATCGGTGTCGGTGGGCGCGGCCCCGAGCTGATCCTCGAGATCGCGCCATTTCTCCTCGGGCCAGCGGTCCGCGCCCGCGATCCAGGCGGCGGCGCGGGCATAGACCCGGCAATCCAGCGCCTCGTTGCGTTCGCGCAGCTTCTGCCATTCCAGCCGGGCGAAGCCGCGCTTCGTGCGCACTGTCACCAGTTGCTCGGCCACGAACTGCTTCAGCCATTCGTTCTCGACCCAATGCGGCAGGTGCACCGAGCCGGGCGGGAAGGCCGCGCCATCGGCCATCTCCTCCTCGGTCGGGCGCGCCAGCCGCAGGAAGCGGTAGGTCTCGGCCTTGAAGGTCGACACTGCCACGGTCCAGAGCCGGACCCCGCGGCGCAGACGTTTCCCGCCCTCGGTCGCATCGACGAAGGTCGGGCCCGAGACCGGGCTCGAGCGGTTGAACCCCTCGACACCTTTGACCGGCGACACCTGCCCAAACCCCTGCGCCCGCGACCAGGAGTAGACCGCCGGGGCCTCGTAGCCGGTGTCGATGGCGAACCGTGCGATCCGCAGATGCGCGCCGCGTTTATGCGGCCAGCTTTTGTCCAGCAGCGCGGTCAGCTCCGACCAGGCGTCTTGCCGATCCGGCCCGCCCTCGATGACCACGTGGTCGACGAGCCAGCTTTCGAGCCCGCGCCCCCAGGCCCAGACATCGACCTCGATTCGGTCCTTCTGGACGTCGGCCCCGGCGGTCAGGAACAACCCGCCCGCTGGCACGGTGCCGGATGTCCAGCGCTCGCGCCGGTCGTAGAGCCGCTGCCAGTCGGGCGCTTCCCCGGTCTCGACCCATGTCTCGCGGTGGATCGTGTTGCGGAATGTCTTGATCGCCTCGTCCTACCCGTGGGCTGCTTCCGATTACCGGACGATCCGCTCCCAGCTCAGCCAGGCGATCGGCGAATAGAGCGCCGAGAGGTGATACCCGACCGTGGTCGGATCGGCGGCAACGGCGGTCGCCCGCCATTCGCCAGCCTCCAACATCGCCGTCTTGTGATGTTCACCGATGGGCTTGTCACAGCCCTCGCAGTGGTATTCCGTCGTTTCCGGCTTGCCCTTTTGCCAGCGCAGTCGGTCGAATTTCAGCCACTGCGCGTGACCGCAATGCGGGCACGGCACGAAGAACCGGCGCTGATCACTCGCCTCGTATTCGCGCTCGATGCGCGACAGTCCCCGGATCGTCGGCGTCGAGACCAGCAGCACCTTGCGCCGATGGGCGAAGGTCAGCGACCGCGCCTCGGCCAACGTAACCGGGTCGCCTTCCTCGTCGGCCGAGGCCGGATAGGCGTCGACCTCGTCGAGGAAGATGTACCGCGCTGGGGTAGAACGCAGCCCGACCGCCGAGTTCGCCCCGGTCATGATCAGGATGCCGCCCGCGAACTCCTTCGACAGCATCGTGTTGCCCGCGTCGCGGGAGCGCGCCGGCTTGACCCGCTCCCGCAGCTCCGGGCTCTCGTCGATCAGCGGGTCGATCCGCTGGCGCGAGTTGCGCTTGGCCAGTTCCACCGTCGGCTGGACCGCGAGCATTGGCCCCGGCGCCTGATGGATCGCGAAGCCGATCCAGTTGTTCCCGGCCTCGGTCGCGCCGACCTGCGCCGCCTTCATGAACACGATCCGCTGTGTCGGATCGCCGGGCGACAGCCGGTCCATGATCTCACGCATGTAGGGCGTGCGGCCCGAGCGATATCGGCCGGGTTCTGCCGATGCGCGCCCCGAGAGCATCCGGTGCCGGTCTGCCCATTGCGAGACGGTCAGGTCCGGGTCGGGCCGCAGCCCGTTGCCCCAGGCGCGCAGGATTTCGCCCGCGCCGTCGAAGTCCGTCAGTGCGTCATCATCACCGGAAGTCGGGCCGGACCTCGGCGAGTTCGTCGAGGTGGGCGCGTACATGTTTCTCCAGCACCTTCTGCATCGCGGCTGGCTCCACGGTGATCTGCTGGCCCGTCGCGTCGCTGGATGAGCCCGAGAGCTCGGCCGCCATCAGCGCAGCCGCGCGTGCAGGCCAATTCACCCATGCGTCCCGTTCCTCCCGCGCCAGCCGGAACACCAGCGCCAGCGCGCGGGCCCGCTCGATCAACTCCCCCTTCAGCTTCTGGAGCCGGATGCGCCGTTCCTGCGCCTTCAGCACCTCGTTCGCCGTCTTCGCCTGCAGGAACGTGGTGCCGCCCCCGACGGCCGGGACCGCCAGCCCCTGTTCGCGCAACGTGTCGCCGACGGCCGCGACCGCCGCCTCGGGGACGGGCTTCAGCTTCGGCGCAGGCGGCTTCCTCGTCTTCGACGGGTCCGTCGTCTCGGCGCGTCGCGCGTCGCTGGCGGCCGCGTTGATGCTGCCGTCGAGATGGAGGACCAGCCGCTCGGCGGCCTTGGCCTTCTGGATCGCGCCCCGCGACAACCCGACATGGGCGGCGTACTGGCGCTCGCTCATGCCCTGCATCGACGGCTCCGATTATCATTTCAAATCATGCACTTATCGAGTTGATAAGCGGTGTGGACAGAGGGGACGTGTCTCCAGAAGGACGATGCAACTCACCAAGGAGCCACCCCGATGACCCGCCGCGCGACCGACAACACGAAAGCCCTCGACGCCTTCATCGCCGCCAGGACCGAGATCGACGCGATGCTGGAGCGGCTCGCCGCCCTCAGCGCGGAGCATTTCGAGACCCACCCCGACGAGATCAACTGGGGTCATGTCGGCACCCTGAACCACTACCGCGCCAAGCTGCGCGAGATCACGGACATGGCCTTCAGCGAAGGCGAACACGCCAAGTGAGACGACCCGCTCCCGCTACCAGTCCCGCCCGCCGACTGGCGGGCTCGACCTCGTAGAAGGGCCCGCATTCCGCGCGCCCCGATACGGGAGACGACGATGACTCAGCTTTCCGACACCCAAGCCATCATCCTCAGTGCCGCCGCACAGCGCGAGGACCGCATCGCCCTGCCGCTGCCCGAGAGCCTGCGCGGCGGCGCCGCCGCCAAGGTGGTCGGCGCGATGCTCGCCAAGGGATTCTTGCAGGAGGTCGACGCCGACACGCGCAAGGGCGAGCCCGTCTGGCGCGAAACCGGCGACGGCCACGGCGTCACGCTGGTCGCCACCGACGCGGGCCTCGCCGCAATCGGGATCGAGCCCGAGGACGCGGACACCGCGCCTGCAGGCGCGACGGACGCGCCGACCGAGGAACCTGCGCCGGACACCCTCACCGAGCCCGCAGCCGCGCCCAAGACGCGCACGCCGCGCGAGGGCACCAAGCAGGCCACGCTGATCGCCATGCTGCGCGCGCCCGAGGGGGCGACTCTAGACGAGATCGTGGCGGCCACTGGATGGTTGCCGCACACCGCGAGGGGTGCCATGTCCGGCGCCCTGAAAAAGAAGCTTGGCCTGACCATCACCTCCGAGAAGGTCGAGGGAAGAGGTCGCGTCTACGCCATCTGTGACTGACGTTAGCACCCCAAGAAACCGATGCCGCCGCCCACCCTCGGGCGGCGGTTCTTCATTCTGCGCTCCGCATCCGGATCGCCTCGAACAGCCGTCGCAGGAGGTAACCGCGCGCCAGAGAGACCCCGACGAAGGCGAGGCCGATGGTCAGATGCTCGGCCAGCCCCGTCTCGATCCCGAACCACGGAAACACCACGATCTGCGTAGCGATGGCCAGCACGTAGCCGACAACGACATTCGTCACGGCCTCGACCATCGACATGACCCGGCTCTGCTTCATCGCAGGCTCTCCATGAAAGCCATCACGAACTCCGCCGCGAGTGGCGGCACGATCGCATTGCCGTAGCCCCGCAAGAGCCCCATGCGGCCGGGTATCCCATCAGCCAGCGGGAATGTTCCGGGCTCAGCGGGCCGCCAGCACCCATCGCGGCAGAGGAGCCAGTCCGGATCTCGCCAGACGCCGTCCGTCGCATTGGACCCGGCAGGGTCGGCGCGGTCGACCAGTCGACCAGCTTCACCGTCCTGCGGCTCGCATCGGTGTTGCCGGCCGCGTTGTAGCGCTCCGTGGCGGGCGAGCCCGCCATCGTCGTCGGCCACCCCGCCAGCCAGACCTGCCGGCCGAGCAGCGCGTTGATCGGGACCGCCCGGCATTCCGAGCCGTCCTTGTGATCCCGCGCTGAGGCCGTCGCCCAGCCCGCTCGGATCGAGGGCGACTGCGCCGAAGAACAGGCGCTGACGGATGTGCGGCGCGCCGATGCCCGCAGCCGGCAGATCGGCCGCTGCGACGGCGTAAGATGCCGCTTCCAGGTCAGCCGCCAGAGCGTCGAACCACGCCCAGCCAGCCGGATCCTCAGCCGCTGTTCGAGCCGCGCTGCCAACCGGTCCGAGCACTGCCGCGCTCGCGACCTGCTCGCCGAAGACGAGCTCCGGACGGCAGGCTGCGACGAGACGCAGGAAGGCCGGGGCGAGATGGCGGTCATCATCCTGTCCCTTGCGCTGCCCGGCCTGGCTGAAAGGCTGGCAGGGTGGTGATCCGGTCCAGACGGACAGATCCTTGGCGACACCTGCGAGGCGCAGGGCGTAGGGCCAGCCGCCGATCCCGGCGAAGAAATGGCATTGCGCGAAGCCGCGCAGGTCAGCGGGCTCCACCTCGAGGATGGAGCGCTCGTCCACCTCGCCTGCAGGCAGGAGCCCGGCCGAGATCAGTTCCCGCAGCCAGACGCAGGCCGCGGGATCGGCATCGTTGTAGTAGACGGCCATCAGGCGGCGGCATCGGCCTTGTCGCCCAGCCGCTCGGCCTTCACCTCGGCGAAGGTCCGGCCGTCGCCTTCGAGGATCGCGTCGCGGCCGGTCTCGGCCTGCCAGCGTTCCACGGCAACATCGACATAGGCTGGGCTGATCTCCATCGCGAAGACGCGGCGGCCATTGGCCTCGCCGGCCATGATCTGCGAGCCGGAGCCCGAGAACGGCTCGTAGCAGAGGCCGCCACGGGCGACGTGCTGGCGCATCGGGATGCCGAAAGCGTCCAGCGGTTTCGGCGTCGGGTGGTCCGGGCGCTCGTCCTTGGCGAAGGACGCCATCTCCCAGGTCGAGGGCAGCGTCTGCTCGGCGACCTTGGGTGGGCGGTTCGGGCGGCGCCAGCCCATGAAGCAGGGCTCGTGCTTCCAGAGGTAATGCGAGCGGGTCAGGACCCCGCGGTCCTTCACCCAGATGATCTGCTGATGGACGAAGGCCCCGGCCTTCTCCCAGCAGGCCTCGAGCATCGCCTGGCGACGCGAGGCGTGCCAGCAGTACCAAGCGGCGTCCTCGGCGATGGCCTCCGCCACGGCGGCGGCGATGAAGCCCTCGTAGAGCTCCGCGCCCTGACTGCTGTCGTCCCAGGTGGTGCCATAGGATGCGGACCAGTCTTTATTCCGCGTCGGGTGGTTCGAGCCATCGTAATCCACCAGATACGGCGGGTCGGTCGCGAACAGGATCGCCCGCTCGCCGTTCATCAGACGACGCACATCGGCAGCGCTGGTGCTGTCGCCGCATAGCAGTCGGTGATCGCCGAGGATCCACAGGTCGCCCGTGCGCGATGCCGGATTGCGCGGCGGCTCGGGGATGGTCACCGGCGGCACCGATCCTCCAGCGCCACTGTCCTCGCCGTCCCCCTCCGGCACGAAGGCCAGCAGCTTGTCCAGTTCGCCGTCGGAGAAGCCGACCAGCGACAGGTCGAAATCCTCGGCCAGCAGGTCCTGCAGCTCGGCCGACAGGAGCAGCTCATCCCACTCCGCCCAGTTCGCCGACTGGTTGGCCAGTAGACGGAACGCCTTAATCTGCGTCTCAGACAGCTCGTCCGCGAGGACCACGGGCACGGTGTCGAGACCGAGCAGACGCGCCGCCTTCAGCCGCAGATGCCCGTCGACCACCAGCCCGTCGCTGCGCGCGACAATTGGGATGCGGAAGCCGAATTCCATGATGGCCTGCGCCATCCGGTCGACCACATCGTCGTTCTTCCGCGGGTTGCGGTCGTATTCGACGAGGCGGCCGATCGGCCATTCTTCAAGCTGCAGCGCGTTGGCCGGCATGGGCGGAACTCTTGAGCATGTGCAGGGTCACCGTCCGGCGCGCATGGATGCTGCAGAACAGGACAAGCTTGGTGACGGGGAGCGGCGGGTCGACCGCCTCGACATCGTGGAACACCGTCTCCACCCGCTTGTGGCAGGCACGGCAGAGCGGGATCAGGTTGGTCGGCGAGTTGTCCCGCGTGAGGCGGAACGGGATGATGTGGTGCACCTGAAGGTGCCGGGTCTTTCCGCAGCAGGCGCAGAACGGCGTCTGCCGGAGGGCGCCCTTGCGGATCGTGTTCCAGCGCGAGCCGC